GTAATTGGATCCTTACCATGTCCACCGAATGGTGCCATAACTGCTCTAGCAATCGCACCAACTCCACCACCATTATCAAACGATACTCTTGCCCATTTGTAATTAATACCATAGTTAGTTACTTCAATTTTATTAATCTTACCATTAATTACGCGAGCAGTAGCTGCAGCACCAGTACCATCACCAGTAATTGTAATTTCAAAATCAGAGCCATAACCATATCCGCCAGATATAATAGGATATGCCATAATACGTCCATCAGGAGTAAGCAATTCAGTATTAGCTTGTAAGGTATTAATATCACCTGGAGAAAGATCTGCGCTTAATAAAGCAGAATCACCGTCACCCTGAACAGTTAAGTTTGCGTAGGTATATCCAGTTCCACCATTATCAATTTGAACAGATTTAATTTGACCATTAACAATTAATGGTATCAATTTAGCTGCGGATTGAACACCAACAAAGTAACCTGCAGCGCCACCCCCTGCGCTAACAGGAGTAATTGCTACTGTTGGTAGTTCAGAATAACCTGAACCATATTTTAAGTTTACTGTACCTGTTGCAGTAACCCCTGCATATTTTAAAGTAGCAGTTCCATTAGTTGCAGTCTGCATAACAGGAGTTCCGATAACTAAACCAGTACCACCACCGCCTGTAAATGTTACTGTTGGTGGGTTAATATAACCTGAGCCACCTGAAGATACTGTAATCCCTGTAACAACACCAGCAGAAAGAGTAGCAACTACTACTGCAACACTACCACCAAGCACATCGGGTGCACTAACTGTGAATGTTGGTGAGCTTGTATATCCAGAACCACCGCTTGTTACTGGAATAGAAGAAATTGCACCTGAGATAGTAGGAGCAGTAGAACTAGTAGTCCCAGAAGCAGTCACAGTATATAGTCTATTTGAAAAATACAGTTGACTACCAATAGTTACTGAAGTAGAAGCAACCCATGGTGTTCCAAAAGTTATAGTGGGGATTGATGTATAATTATCACCAGAATTGGCAATAGATACTCTTGCAACTGAAGTTCCATTCATAATTGCTTGGCCAGAAAAACCACTACCACCACCGCCAGTAAAATTCAACACTGGAGTTGATGTATAACCAAGTCCACCATTACTCATTGAAATATCTAATACTGAACCATTTAATATATAACCAGTAACTGCTCCGCTTGTTAGAGTTAATGTTCCTGTTGCTCTAGTGCCGATATATCTTAAAGCAGCAGTTCCATTAGCAGTAACACCAGATTTATGATTCGGTCCAGGAGTAGCAGTAGTGCCTGAAACTGTACACTCATACATATTATTTAAATATTCTACTTTCTGACCAAGAAGAATACCAACACTGGCAGTCCAAGGATTTGCTCCATTAAATGGAGGAGCAATAGTTAAAACTGCTCCTGATGTATAACCAGAGCCAGGACTAGATATTGTTAGTGATTTTAGTAGTAATGGGTCACCAGTAAGAGTACCATCACCTGCTACAGTAATACTGGCAAAACTATAATTTTGTCCAGCATTATCAATTTTAACATTTAACAATTCACCACCAGAATAAAACTGCGAGCGAATTGAGTTAACAACTGGCATATAAACGTCAGTCAAAAATTTGTTACGTAAAGCAATTGGAATACTATACAAGAATTTCCACATATAACCATCTGGCATAATAACTGGATCTACAACAGTACCAACTGGTTTATATGTAGATATTGCTTTGTTATTATTATCAAGACATCTGTATACGTTATAGTCATCAGTTAGAACATAACAATTAGTATCTTCTAATCTCTGAGCACCTGATGGCGCAATGTTAACTACCGCTGTGGCTTCGGCAGCAGCACCGCCACCACCTGAAACAGTAACAGTTGGTGCAGCAGTATAACCAATTCCACGAGAAGCTAAATTAATTGCTACAATACTGCCATTAGCCACAACTGCAACAGCAGAAGCACCAGTTCCACCACCACCAGTAAGTGTTATTGTTGGTGTTGATGAGAACCCATAACCACCTGCAATTAAATTAATACCTTGTACTTCAGTACTATATTGATCATCATGCATATCCCAAACTTGACCAGCTACCCAGTTAACACGTGGGATAACGAATGCTACGTCAGTTGAATTTACCTCTTTTAATGTGATAATTTCATTACGTGTTTGCAGTTCATAATCGAAACTATCAACAGGCAGTGGAGGATTTGTCTCATCAGTCCAGCGAAGAGTTTTACCTAAAAAGTAGTAATAGCGTGCACTACGATTTTGGATTTCATTATATACTGCGTCAGCAATAGAGTTGTCTAACGGAGATCTTAGTAATGATGACATTTAATTTTCCAGATTAGCTAATTGTAACTACCCATGTAACAGCGATAGAATCACCAGCTGCTTTATTAACAACTGGGAAAGTAGTACGACAGAGCAAAGTACCTGCAGATGCGGCATTTATTACAGCAGCTTCAGTAATCGCACCAGTACCAGTACCAGCAGGGAAGGTTGCAGTATATGTAATAGCGTTTGCAGAATTAGAAGCAGAGGCTAAAGTAACACGTCCAGCTTCAGTACCTAATGTAGTATCAGTGGATACTGGAGTGCTTGTACCAGTACCAATAGCCATATGAGACATAATTTGAGAAGAAGTTCCTACAACACGAGAAGCAATGTATGTTTTACCAACAGAAACTACTAAGTTTTTTGCTTTGCGGATTTCTTTAATAGCACCATCTGCGCTGCGAACTACAATTTCAAGTTCGCCAGTAGGTTTGAATGTATCGTTTAAAATCATAATATCTCCTTGATTAGAAAGTTTCAGGGGTTCCAACATATGAACCACTATCATTTAAAAAGTATCCAGCATCAACATATGGATTAAATAAAATAATACCACCATTATCGATTGCTGAAGCTGTAGAATCTTCAGTACCATCTAGAGTAGCATGAGCTCCAAGAGGTTTTGCTATATTAAAGTATGGTAATGTTCTATTTAGTAATGTTCCAGTATAGTCTAATGTTCCTACGGTATCATCATCAAGGGTTAAGCCATTATTTAAATAATGGTCATAAACTTGTGAATTGATAGTTTTAAATACATCTTTAATTTCTAGCTGATTACTAGAAGTAGCTTCGTCTGAAACTGTAATAGAAAGAATTTTAATAATTGAATCTATAGCAGTATTAATACTGAATTCATTACGTAAATCATATTCACCAAACACTGCCATACCAGAAGGGTGAATCAAATTCTTAACAATTGTTTTATATGTTTCTAAAGATTGGTCAATCTTGATAACATACGAGAATGCTTGGTAAAATTTGCTATCTTGAATATAAATGGCATCATCCAAGAAACCATCATTATTAACATAATATCCAGGATATTTAGCAAGAGGTCCAAGAGAAACTTTAATAATAGCTGGAGAAGTGGTGGTAACTACTGAGTTGGCAGAACTAATACCAAATTCTCGAATAGTTAAACCAGCATATGTTCCATCTAAAGCTGCTGGTGTAGTTGCCGCAACAGAAGTAAGTGAGCTGGAAGTTGTGCCTGCAAAATTAGAAGCAAGGGTTAAACTTGTATTGCTAGCGATACTTTGTACCTTATAGGAAACCCCAGATAAGGTTATAAGATCACCAAATTGAAGTTGAGTAGTAAACGAAGTTCCAACACCAGTAACAGTTGCGCTACCATTAGTTGCAGTAAGTGTCCCAGTTAGAATTAAATTTGTTGCTAAGTTATAGTCAGCAGTATTGATAGATCCAGACTCAGAAAATCCTGAAATCTTTTCTGATATACCAAGCCCAATAGTTATATTGGCTGGAGCAAGAAAAGTATCAACACGTGATATAATAACACCTTCTGAAGAAGCGTTATCTTGCCCCTTTTGAGATGTTATTGATGAGGAGAAGTCAGTTGTATATCCAGTACCAAATTTAATGAATTGCGCTTGTTTAATACCACCATTAGTATCTACCGAAGATACTTTCATAATAGTACCATATCCTTGGAAGTTGGTAATATTATATAGATCACCTACTTTAAATCCAGTACCAGCTTGTTCAATAGTTAAATTTGAAGTAGTCGGTAAGATAATACCATTAAATACCAAATTATTATTGTTGTCAAGATAACGTAACTGATCACCAACAGAAATTGTACCGAAGAAACGACGATCTAAAATAAATTCATATACTGTATCAGAAATACGAATTGCTCTATCTACTTCAACTTCAACATATTGACGACGATCGACAAGAACTCGAACAATCTTAGTTTGAGTAACAACATCTACTAATTTACCAACAATATCTTGCGGTTCACCAACAAGAATATTAACAAAAACAGAAACGTCTTGGTTCCATTTACCATCAGAAGCGCGAAGCAGCTGAGTAGCTGGGTATTGAACCGTAATGTCTTTGTTAAATAAAATTCTGAATAAAAGTTTAAAAGATGCTTCACTACCTTTTGCAAGATACAGATCTTTAATTCGTGTGATTAAAAATCGTTCATCAACAGTTGAATATGGTAACTTTGATGCTAGCTCAGACTTAAAGTAAGTAATGAAAGAATCTAAAGTAGTATCAATATCTCTTAATGATACAGGATCTTTCTGAGTTGTTTCTAAGAACTCATAATACGCTTTTAGAAAGTCAACGAATGTTTGATACTCATCCCTGATAAACTCAGGTAGCTGTGAGGCTACTATCGATGAGACTTTAGGTCTTTGGATTGCCATTATGAACGACTAGAAGTAAATTTGTAATTATAACCACCACGCAAATCACCAGAAGCAGATGGGTCTGGAAGCGCAGTTACGACCAAGTGATCTTCTGCAATATATGCAATTTGGGTCAACGCAGATACTACGTCATTTGATAGTGGTCTGATTGATATTTCCAAATCAGAGTCTGCGAGCGCAGTAACATTTAAGTTTTTGATATCAACAACACCAGCGGCATAATCAATATTACCAATAGTTGGGTTTACAATAATCTTAATACCATTAGTACCAAACCTAAACAGACGAACATGAGCAACACCATCATCATCAAGATAATGTAGCTCATCGCTACCAGCAACATAGAATCCAGTGCTTCTAAATGATTCTTCTGGTTGACCAGAACTCCAAATTGGATTAATCAAATTTAACAGATATTGCGCAGAAGTATTATATCGAACATTCAATTCTCTGCGCAACAATACAGTAGTAATATTATTAGTAATTGATTGATCGGAGTTATCAATGTGTTTACTTAATTTAGAATATCTGAATACACCATCAAAACGATTTAATTCATTTACGTTATACGCATTTATTGTATTAGTAACAATAGCTGCAATATCAGATGCAGTCTTATTTGTGGCTTGATCATTATAGTATACTGTTACATGCAGAGCAATATTAATATACTCTGGGTCAACAATAACAGGTTGTACTGAAACAACATTTCGTTGATCAAGGATTGATGCAATTAATTGTGATTTTTGTGTGGTAGTAAGTTTATTTGCAT